CAATTTATTTTGTTGTGAGTGGTAAACTTCTTCGGGCTGGAACTCAGCCATACCACCGGAGATAGAAATGCCTTTCGAAGACCGCTACCTGAATGCCCTAAACAGCACGAATCTGCTGGACGACGACAAGCATCACCAGACCGAAGCCCTGGCTGCAGCGGCGCTGGCGGACCTGTCGGGCGGGTCGGGCAGTATCTTTGGTAGCATGCTCGCGCGTGCCAGGGTCGACGGCGTGCCGCGCGAGGCGATCGCATCCGGCAGCCATAGCCTGGCGGTGCTGCTTCGCGTGTGGAAAGAGGCCGTGTTCCAGAAGGGCAGGGATCGCAAGTGGATCCGGGTCGTACAGCCCTGGGACATTCCCGCGCTGGAAGGCATCTGCAACAAGATCGCGCTCGAGTCCCTGGCGCACTGGCTCGGTGGCGAGTGCACGGTCTGCAACGGCACGAAGGTCCACGCCGGCCGCGCATGCACTCACTGCAGCGACACGCCAGGCCGCGAGCCAGTGGCAGGTACTGGCCTGCTGCGTGAGCATATCCTCGACATGATCAGCGACCTGGAAGGCCTGTATCAGTCGCACGCTGCGCGCGCTGGCGCCAAGATGCGTAAGGCTGCCTAGACCTTGCGCCAGTGGTCCGGCTTCCGCTTGTCGCCCAGGTCGCGGACACGCGCCACATGAAGCGGTGCATCGGGCTGGTTTTCTTGTGCCCATGCAATCGCGTCAGCTTGAGTGCGGCCGGTGTAGAGCGGGGTGTTGGTGTGGGCTGGTTCGACCGTGAAGCCGGTGGGTTTTTCGTTGATGAAGAGTGCAGTGGCCATTCTTGGTCTCCTTGAGGTTACCCGACGTATTGGGCTTAGTTGTCAAATAGGTACTAAGGTAAATAGTTCAAGTCGCCAGACTCAGATTTCTGCAACTTTGAGCACAACAATATTGCGCACCCGAAAAAACAGGCGTAAACTTCAGTCTTCCAATTCCCTCGGTCCAATGTAATGTGCGCGAAAGCGCCACCATAACCCGAGGCAGACAAGTACCCGGCCCGCAGTAAAGCCGCCGCTCGTCTGCAAATAAGCCCACCGCCATGGTGGGCTTTGTCGTTTACGATCCACTTTTCAGATAGAACTGGGGTCACCGTGGGCCTCGTTGATCGAGGTTCCACACCACTACAGATAGTCAGCAGTTCACTCAAGGGCACTCGGCTTTACGAGAGGGCTAGGGCGCTACGAGTGAGGCCATCTTTAGCGGTGTGGTGAGGAATGCGCATTCGTGCGCAGCGGGCTGCACCCGCGACTTAGCCGGTCCATTACAGCCGGCCGCCACAACCCACATGCGGGCATAGCTCAGCTGGTAGAGCGAAAGCCTTCCAAGCTTTTTGTCGCCGGTTCGATCCCGGCTGCCCGCTCCAGTATCTCCTCCAGGGTTTGACGCCTGGATTACGCCGCCTATCGCAGCAATGCGCCGGCGGCTTTTTTATTTGAGGTTCGCGATGCGCATGAGCGTCGAGGCTGAATTGCACTGGCTGCGCTTCATGGCGCAGGTCCGGCGCGAAAGCGAAATCACTCAGCGCATCGCGCGCATCGAGGTCGTGAAATGAAAACCATCGCCGACATTTACGTCGCCGAGCTCCTGCGCGCCGTGTTTGGCCCAGGCTCCCACTCCAGCAAGGTCGACAATCCTACGCGCCTGCGTCAGATCGCCGAGCACTTGGCCGATAGCGAGCTGGCCCAGTCTGCGCTGCAGGCCAAGGGCTACGGCCGCGGTAGCTGCACGTTCCTCGAGCTGACACGCGAGGTGCCCAACTATACGCCAGGCATGCTGGTCCGGATGTTCGCGCCACGCACGCCGACGAGCTACCCGATCCCGGCCTCGCGCCGCACGGCATGACTGCTTCTACCTGGTTCGTTATGGCTGCCGTGCTCGGCGCCATGTCCCTGTGCGGACTCACCTTCATTGGCGTCCTGGCCCTGGTGCTGTCGCTGCTAGATCGCCGCCACTATATGCGGCGGTTGCATCAGATGCGCCGCGACTGAATCAACAACTGGAGTTCGCGATGAGAGATGAGTCGAACGTCATTCAACTGAAGCTGCGGCCGTTCCATCAGCGCTTCATCAGCTCCTACCGTGCATGGCGAGTCTTCGGCTTGTCGCGCACGCAAGCGCTTCGCGGCGCCTGGCGCATCAGTCGCCTGCTGCGGACCATCCGCTGATGCCCAAGTTGCAAACCCTCAGGCCTCGGCTGCAGGCCGCAGGCAGCCGCATCCAGGTGCTCACGCCGACACGGCCCGACACTGTCGAGCGCGTGCGCGGCTGGCGAGGCGTCAAGGATCGGGACCGCATCCGCGAGCGTGACTGCGGCCTATGCCAAGAATGCTTGCGCAACCACCGCACATCCGTCGGCGTGGCAGTCGACCACATCAAGCCTCTGTGGGATCAGGGCAGCGATGACGACTCGAACAAAGAGCTGCTGTGTCAGCCCTGCCATGACATGAAGACGGCGAGCGAAGCCCGAGACCGGGCGCGCCGCGGCCTGTAGCTCGACGGGGAGGGGCTATTGTATCCCTGGAGCAACGTTTCGGGCCGACACCGCACTGTCTCTCACGCGCAGAAAAAAGTCCCCTTGGAGGAAATTGTTAATGGCTTTAACAGGCAAAAAGCGAGCCTTCGCCGATGCCGTTTTGGCCGGGCTCTCGAATAAGGAAGCGGCGATTCGCGCCGGCTTTAGTGAAAAAACTGCGTCGGCTGCCGGGTCCCGAAATGTTAAAGACCCGGATGTTAAAGCCTACCTCGAGACGCACCAAAAAAATGCTGAGGGTGGCGCTAAGTCGCCTCCTGCAAAGTTCGCTCCGCTTGACGACGCGATCGAAATCCCGCCCACCGCTGATCCGGTCGAGTTTCTGACCAAAGTGATGAACGAACCGGCTGCCGACCTACGGCTGCGGATCGACGCGGCCAAAGCGATGCTCCCTTTCAAGCATAAAAAGCTCGGCGAGGGAGGCAAGAAGGAAGGGAAGGAAGAGGCTGCTAAAAAGGCGGGCAGCGGGCGCTTTGGACTGAGGGTCGTGTCATGACTGAATGGACCACCTCACTGCCTGACTGGGAGCGGCGCATTGTGGCGCGCAAGTCGATGGTGCCCGTCAAGCCGCTGTTTCCCGAGGAGGCGGAAGACGCGATGAGCGTGTTCTCGGCCCTGCGCATGGTCGATGCCGATGGCAGCCCGACGATGGGTGAGGCGTGCCAACCATGGGTCACGGATCTAGTGGAGGCGCTGTTCGGCGCGTATGACCGAAAGCGAAAGCGTCGGCTCATCACGAACTACTTCCTGATGGTGTCCAAAAAGAACGGCAAGTCGATGATTGCGGCAGCTGTGATGCTGACCGCGTTGATCCTCAACACTCGGCAGGCAGGCGAGTTCATTATTCTGGCGCCTACTAAAGAAGCGGCCGACAACGCATACAAGCCAATCCGCGAGATGATCCTCGCTGACAGCGAACTCGAAGATCGGTTCCAAGAGCAGCAGCACGTAAAAACCGTTACGTGCCGTCTGACACGCGCGACCTTGAAGGTTGTTGCCGCCGACTCGGCGACGGTGACCGGCAAGAAGGCTATCGGCGTGTTCGTCGATGAATTGTGGGAGTTCGGCAAGCACTCGAAGGCCGCGGCGATGCTCACCGAGGCCACGGGCGGCATTACGTCGCGACCCGAAGGCTTCGTGTTTTATTGCACAACTCAGTCTGACGCTCCGCCAGCCGGCGTGTTCCTAGACAAGCTGAGCTACGCGCGCAAGGTACGCGACGGCATAGTCCTTGATCCACGCTTCCTGCCCGTGATCTATGAGTTCCCTGAGCACATGCTCAAGAAAAAGGCCTACGAAGACCTCGAGAACGCATATATCACGAACCCCAACTGGGGAATCTCCGTTGATGCCGAGGTAATCGCTCAGAAAATCCAGGAGGCGCAGGAATCTGGCGAGCACGCCGTCCGCGACGTGCGCGCAAAGCACCTGAACGTCCAGATCGGCATGAGCATGCGCGCCGACCGGTGGACAGGCGCAGACTTCTGGGAAAAGCAGGCGAAGGCGCCGGGCCTGACACTGGAAGAGCTGCTTGAACGCAGCGAGGTAGTCACGGTAGGCATTGACGGTGGTGGGCTAGACGACTTGCTAGGCTTCGCTGCTGTTGGCCGCGAACGCGGCACCGGCAAGTGGCTCGCTTGGACTCGTGCTTGGGCGCACCCGATTGCGATCGAGCGGCGCAAGAGCGAGGAAAGCAAATACGAAGGATTCAGGCGCCAGGGCGATTTGGTGATCATTAATGAGCTCCCCGGCGACGTCGCCGAGGTGGCGGCTGTGGTTAAGCAAATTCACGGATCCGGCTTGCTGGCCTCCGTCGGCCTCGACCCGGAAAAGACTCACAAGGTTATGTTCCAAGCCTTGGTTGAAGCCGGCGTACCGGAGGAAGTGTGCTTTGGCATTCAGCAGGGCTGGAAGCTTATCGGCGCGATCAGTGTCGCAGAGCGGAAGCTTGCTGAAGGGATTCTCCTTCATGGCGGCCAGGATCTCATGGCTTGGTGCGTCAGTAATGCCAAGGTCGAGCCCCGCGGTAACGCCGCATTGATCACCAAGC